AAAATGTCCGATGTCGTATATGCTCGCTTGCGCAATGCAGGATTAGAGTTTATGTTCCACATGGCTAATGACACTACCAGAGCAATGGTTAGACGTGGATTGCGAACCAACCGACTAGAGGCAATAAACTTCCAGAATGACTCGATGTCATACATGTATGACACATTCCTACCTCAAGTTGTAGTTGATCAAATTAACAATAAGATTTCTTCTGGCGATTTTATGCGTGATGCCGAAGGTAGAACTGAGCAAACAAACAATATTTCGTATGCTCCTGAACTACGTGCATTTCATGATCAAATCATTAGTTCTATTGAAGAAAATCCTAACCTATCAGCTGAGCAGAAGTCTAACGCTATTGGGAAAATTACATCTGTCGTGCAAGAACTTGACATGTTGTTACCTAGTGACATGGAAGCTTTGGCAGAATACGACAGTGATGGACCTCGTGACGCACGATTACGAAAAGATATTGTTGTCAATGGGGAAGTTGTTGCAGAGGATCAACCAGCTAATTTAAAGGCACTTAGTGCTGAACGCCATTATGATAAATCACTAAGTAATCTCGTTAAAGAAAGCGGGATGACATTATCCGAAGCACAACAACGGAAACACATTGCCTTATTTGAAACGTTTGCTAAGCAAGCCAATCAACTGTTTGGTTTAGACAGGTCATTTACAAACTTAAAAAGCAGGATAGATAATAGCCCACGAGTACGTGATGTACGCGCTAGGATTGAGCGTCTGCAGAGAGAAAATCCAGATGACACTCAAGCGAAACAAGCACTGTACGCAGAACGCGACAGATTGGTGGCTGAACAATTTGATTCTATTTTCAAGCTAACTACAACCACATTGCAGATGTTGCGCCAGATGCAACCTGATACACAGCTTGTTGGTGAGTCTGATGAGGCATTTGTTCGCACTGATATATTTGGTGCTGATGTTTCTGGATTTAAAGAAACTAATGCACTTGGTGACGCCATCGATGACTTTGTGGATAATATTAAAAATTTGCGTATGCGAATTATATCTACAGATGACATACAGGTTGTATCAAATGAGTTTGAACGAGATGGCGGAAGAGGCGAAACTGAAGGTGAAGCAGGAGCTGCTTTAGATGAAGTTGGTAAATTACCAGATGAAGACGTTGAATTCTGGAGAGCTGAATTACGTAAGTTAGAACAACGACTTGCTGATGCTCGTCGATCCGGTGGCAATATTGATGAATTAGTAAATGAACGCGAAGTGTTACAACGACAACTTGCGGACGCACAGAAAGTAACTGAAAGATCAAATATTGCGCTTAGCACTTTATATGATCGTCTTGATTCTGCTGGTGTTAGATTAAAAACTGAATTACAAAAGCTAGACCCATCATCGATATCTATTGTGGACATGCTTGCTCTGCATCAGATGTATATGAGTCTTTCTAGATCTAACAGTGTAATTACTAATGAAATTGCCAACAGTTTAACCACTGACTCGTCCGTACGTAACATCTTAGCTACAGATGAAGTTCGTAGACTGCGCTCTGGTATGGCAGAAGCCGAAGCGTTTGCATCGGCATCTATGACTGATGTTATCGAGTTACAGCTAGGCTCGTTGTCTCCCGAAGTATTTGCAGAGAAGTACAAGATTAGTCCAGAAGTAGCAAAATCTATTGCATCTATTGATGCATTAAATCCATCTAACAAGTCAGAGCCAGTTAATGTTACTGATGATGACATGATGGTTGTTTCGCCTGACAGTATGGATCCAGCCGTCCGTAGGTTTGTTAGTGATGTACCAGAGATAGCCGCCGAAGTAATATCATCTCCTGATAGCTTTGGTGGAATGATTACTATTGAGAAGCCTGAAGATCAAAGTATAGTTGCATATACGGCTGGCAACCTTGCAGGTATGCGTGTATTGATGCGTACGATGCTTGCTCGGAACTTTAAGTATGCAGACGTTGAAGCAGCCGTCAACTCATTAGAACAAAATCAAACGAATATTAAAAAAGCAATTGCTGATTCCTACGCTGATCCTACATATATGGCGGAGAAGCTAAAGAAGGCTAATGGTAAGTTCACAAACTTACTTGTAGATGACGATTCTGCTACATATATTCGCAAGTTTACACGGATGGCTTTGCGTAAACTTGAGACAGATGTACTTCCTCGTGCCAGTAGAACATTAAAGGCAGCTGTCGAAATTGCCATATATGAACTTCAAAACATGCCAGAAGTAGCAGTGTTTACTGGGAAGACTGTTGAGAAATATTACGATAACTTGCGACAACGTTTAAACGACATTGCAATGACGAATCCGGAAGAGAAGGCAGCACTAATTGACTCTGTCATGAACATGCTCAATCCGGAAACTAATAATGCATTAGTTGATACTCCATTGTCAGCACAGATCGGTTCTTCATATGACTTACGTGTTTCCAGTGACCCTGCATTTACAGCGAGGCGATTGCTTTCAACACTAAATACAAAAGGCATTCAATTTAAATCTGGTAATGATGACGCATCTGCATATTCAGCATCATCTAGTGATCCAGTTGTAAATCACTCGCAAGTACGTTTAGCGCACTTGCCGTTACGCATGTCTGATATCCCTATCGACACAGCAGCACAGTTAGTTACTCTTTACGATGACATCCTTAATAACCAATTGCCTCCGATTGACTCAGCAACTGAGAGGGAAAGACCAATCATCGAGGCAATAACTCGTGCGCGTGATGCATATAACGATTACGCAATGGGTGAGTCAGGAGATGCACGACGCTCTGCTGAGACTAAGCAGCAAATGGAACGAGTTGCAATACAGCAATTAGCTGACAACTTAGCAAATCTATATGACATACATGCAAATTCGTTTGCTGTTGATCACTTAGAGGTAAAGATTAATTCTAACAGTAATGAATTTAAGTTAGACATTGCAGAGGCGATGCGTGTATTAAACATTGGTGAGCAGAGTATTAATAGGCTTATGGAGCCAACTACTCTAGCCACCCGCTTCTTGTCTGACTTAGATCCATCACAAAAAACGTACATCATGTCGTATTTAACTGCTAAATATAAGAAGCAGTACTACACATCACATAACAAGATTTACTTGGTTAACGACGAAATTTTAGAGACGGCAAGCGCTAAAGCAACATTGTTTGTTGACAAGCGTGACGTATATGGATTTACGCAAACATTACAAACTAATCAGAAGAAGGCATTAGGCTCATTACTTTATATTGGTAGTAATGGGAACAGTAAGTATCGATCTACTCTTACGCTTGTTCATGAAATGTTCCACCCATTGTTCACAGGCATGGATGATCCAACTCAAGTTGCGTTTATGGATCAATTGTCAACCAAGGGTGGGTTAGCTGTAGACGCCTTGAACGAAGCGCTTGCACCAGCTCGTAAAGAGAATCGAATGTTGCGTGATGCAATACCAACAAAGATTGATGAAATACAAAAGGTGTTGGATAAGCGTAATAACGCAGAGTTAGCTTTAGCGTTGCAAGTTCGCGTTGCTAAAGAGTCATCTACCTTACCGCTCAATGAGGCTTTGGCTCCACTTAAGGGATTAACCTTTAATGGGCAAGATCTTTCTGAGGGATGGATATCTCACGGTCACGAGAAGTTTGTCACCAGCATGATGAACTTCATTTCTGACTACACTGTCCCAATCTCAAAAAACGCTGCTGCATCTGTTGATATGGCAACACTTGAAGTCTTTCAGCAAATGCGGTCAACGCTGCGTTATGTAATGCGACAGATATCGAATAGACGCCCATTAGACATAATCAAAGATGTCAACGGGACACCACATGCTGCTTGGTATTCACGTGTTCCTATTCAAAAATATGAATTTACACGTATTCATAATCCAAAACAATTCACGTTGAATATTATGAATCCGCAAACAGGATTTACAAGATCGATTGAATTTGCACAATTAAGAAAAGATGACTACTTAAGGATTAACATACCTAATAGGCAAGAAACTAGATCTGCGATTATGTCTCCAACGCAGTTAATTACAGGACTCGAAGACAGCTTAACGTTGAATACCATTGGTGATTTTGCTGGTAGCCGATTTAGATTTGGTTTTAAACACGATGGTCAAATTGGTGACGGTGTTGGATCAACATGGTTACCATTTGAAAACGGAGAGTTACGTACCTATTTGGTTCAGAATCCTGACTTACTGTCTACTATAGAAGTATTCCCTGAGCATGGCCGTAACGATACAAATGTGACATCGCCAGACTCTATGCCATCTCGATCATTCTCTGGTCAAGTTAAGGAGATGGTGATTAAGACTCGATTCCGTACATTTGACGAGGCTATAACCGCTGGATTTGAACCTGTGTTTTTTGACAAGGACAATATATGGGTTCGTGGTGAAGCTGATGAAGATGGATGGTTTAAACCGCGTGTCCGTGTACAGTCCGATAATCCACGTGTTTTAGATTACGCTGTTGCTGGGCAACATGAGTATGCGTATATAGTTGAAGCACCAGTTATTGCACGTGTTGGTGGACCGACGCGATCTCAAAAGAACTTCCCTACTCAATTTAGATTTTTAGTTGGGGAAGGTGCTTTACGACCTGATGCTCAAAGTCAATATGACCCAATTCTGGTTGGGTATACGCAGGAGTTTGACCCTAAGTTTTCTGCTCTTGTGTATGACCTTACACGTAAATTAGGACGTGTTGTATACAACACAACGGGAAATGTCCGATGGAAAAAACAGAATGAGTTACAAGGAAAATTACTTACTGGAGATGCTAAGTCATTTACTTTGCGCACTCAAACTCCTGTAGGTGAGGCACTGGACGCGTACTTTAAGAGTTCTGAATACAAAGCGATTAAGGCAAGTCGTACGTCTATGCAGCCATTAGTTTTAGATGGAGCAGCTCAGTTTGAAGCTGTTGTGTCTAAAATGCTACTTAATGAATTCAGCGTTGACATAGATGGTGAACAGGTATTGACAGAGGAAGGTGAACGATTCATTCAGTCATTAAATGATGAAATTAGTAATGTCCTTGCTCCGTATATTGCCGAACAGATGTTATTTAGGCACGATGCTGCAGATACATATCAAACTACATCATTCACAATTGAGCCTGACTCTCCTGAAATGAATGCAATGTATACCGTATTTAAGTCTATGCTTGGTGACGAAGGTGACATAGACGTGTTGCGCAACAAGCTTGCTGATGCATATGTAGCGTTGAATACTCGTGGTGATGTACGTGTATCTCCAAACATACGTATTGATAGAGCACTTGGACTTGCTGGTATTCCTGATTCAGTAACAATGGAAGATGGTTCCGAGTACCATGTCCGAGACATGATGTTGCAGGTTTTACGCAATGATCGTTTATCATTGTCGAACAGTGACCTTACTAGTGTTTATACGTCGTATGACAACCTGTGGAATAACGTACTTCTTCCATTCATTGAGACCGGTAAGATCGATGCGCCGTATGAGTTAAATTCAGCTAAACCAACAATGGCTATGTACGCTCTTGATTCACTGATGAATGCTGCTTATGGTAATTCAGTTGAGAGCAAACGTTTGTTCTTACAGCGATTAACTTCTGACACAGACGTAAACAATTATGGTGACATAGTGTATGACGTTGAGGAGCGCGAACGATATCGTCTTGCAGTACAGGCAAAGAATAGCGCATTTAGTGAATTTCTTGCTGTAGCGCACACACTTGATGCTCAGAGCCGTGAACTTGGCAGGGCACTCTATGCATGGAAGGATTGGTCATTACTAGATGGCCAAGAATCATTTAGGGGAGCCACTGGCAATACGACGTCTGTAATTGTACAGAGTCCAGATGGAGCAACGTTTAGAGTTAATCTAAATAATCCACGCAACTTTGTGGAATCTGTTGCTCGTGATGTAAGTACTGGAGCCTACATTGACGCTAGTCCATTCAGTCAGATGTTTGCCTTGTACAACCCAAACCGTCAAGTGGCTTTGCGTTCAACTACAAATGAGCCTACTCCATACGCATTACGCGATTTAAACTTATCTCCAGAAGAACGTAATGCATTAAATGCTAGTGGAAGCATTGATGTTGTACGTCCATTTGGAATAGACAATCGCACTCATGACGAGGATGGAAATCAGCTTACGCCTAACCTGCGAATCTTCCGAGTAAACAAAACTGGCAAGTCTATGGACAACAGAAATACTCAATTTGGAGATCAGTTTGAGAAGATCAATGTAAGTGAATTACAACATTCGTATAAGAGTGGATACATTACAGGTGAAAATCAAGACGTGTGGGTTAATAACCAACGATTACTTCAACAACCTGTCAATGATTTATTGCGACGAGCATTCTTAAGTAATCCATCATTAGAGCAAACGGCAAAAGACTCTGTTGGTAATACTGTAGTTGTTCCACGCGAGGTACACATTGCCAAGTTGTTAGTTAGTCGTGCATTAATTGATGATAGTGGGCAAGTCCCAAATGCGTGGAAGAGGAAAAATGCTACAGACACGTTAGCTCGGCAACGTCTATTAGAAGGCGATAAAGAAGCTAGTATCGCTGACGCTATGGAAAATCCACGTGTCGAACATAACAGAACAAAGACGTGGATGAGTGATGGTGTTGAGGAAGGTCATTACGATAATCAAGAAATGACACCAGAAGAAATGGCGTATTTCAAAATGCCATTTGACTTATCTCCAGAACAAGCTCAAGACCCAGCGTTGCGAGATCAATACAATCAGACTGCATCTACACGTGCATTGGAAAAAGCGTTATCTGTACCACAGCCACAACGTGTTATTTTAAAACGCGAGGCAGATCCATCTATTACTAAGGTTGGAGTGACCGCTAAAGATAGAGACATTTACGTTAGCATCCCTGATGCTGATTACGATTACGTGTCACGAACTATGTTTAGCGCCAGTGGACCAACAGGTAAGCCAACTCCTCATCCGGCTACCATAGGTGTACCTACAGGTGGTGTTGCAAGCCTACCTTTTTTAAATAATCCATTTACTAAACGTGGAGCCGTAACAGCATTAGGCATCTATCACGAGTTGACGTCTGGTGCTAAAGCATTAATCTTAAGCGGAGACTTTGCCCGTGTAATGCTACAAAACTATAGATTGACAGCAATGAATCCTAAAAACTTTGCAGCTCAATTCTGGGGATTATCAGCATTTCTTCCTAACGGATGGCTTCCGGGTTCAAAAATATTTGGCACACCAACTAGTGGTGCTGGTAAATTCCTAAACTTTGCTCTTGGACATAGACCTGATTTAGCTTGGGGTGATGCTCAGTATCATGCCAAGATGTTTAACTACATTAATAAATACGGTACTAAGGGGAATGTCATTGGGTATGGAATACCGGGTGTCCATAAACGTCAAATTAATCAAACGTATGGATGGAACGATATAGCTGAATACGGCTTGAAAACAACCTATGGTGATTGGTATAGAAATTATGAGGCAGCTAAATTAATTGACCCAACTATCAACCCATTTGAAATGCCTATTGCAACAACTCAAGCTGAGAATATTGGCGAGGGCGTATTAGCTAGACGCATACCACTCGTGAATATGTGGGAACGTGCAGGAGCATTGTCTACAGATATCCTGAGAGTGAAGTCATTCTTAGAATTTTCTGCATATGTTGATCAGAGTTTTAATTATTCATACGATTATCAACGAGATCAGGCCAAGCGTGATTATGCTGCATTCTTAAATGTAGTTACAGGTCATCCGACTGGAAATAACTTAATGATGTCTGATAATCAAAACCTGTTCAATCAGACATTGAGAACCATCTACACATCTCCAAACTGGTTTAACTCATTAATGATGCAAACATATTTACCATCAATGGCAAAAATGTATGTTGCTGAAGGAGTGAACTATGTATCTCGTGCAGCAACACAAAAGATGGATATTTATGGAGTTGGATTTGATGTTATTGACACGGCGCCTGAACAGAAATGGTTTAGGACATTGCGAAATCCAGATGTATTTAAACAGCATTTTGCAACATTTGTTAATTCATTTGTTCAGGCTGGAGTCATTGGTTCTGTATTACAACTTATGGGTTTATACGCAGAACGACGACAGTTGCATGAAATAAATGATGGTAAGTACATAGACTATTTAGATTGGAGAAAAATTAATTCACCAGTATTAAATGACGAAGGTGTTGATTTAGCTTCCTCATTACGTATAGACCAACAGAAATGGTGGGATCCAACTAATCCTGATTATGGTGTAGTTCGAGCTGCTAATACATTGCAATGGCAAATGCCAGCAATATTTACCCTATATAAGCGTTTGTTTTTGGCACCTTATATTCAAGCAACAAATGAGCCTAATGCATCAACTGAGCAAAAGGCAGCAAAATATGCAGCTGAATTATACAAATCAAATATTGAAGGGCGTTTTGGCCCTCCAATACAAGGTGCAAAACAGCTTGCTAGTGGTCGAACATATGTTGAAGAGGCAGCTCTGCAAAAAGCTCCGGGATTAAGAACATGGGTGCAGACAGAAAGAAAAATTGAGCGTTATAGAGAGTTGATGGACGAGGCTAAGAAGAGTGGCAATACAGCTCTTGCTGACAAGTATAATCGCGAGATTAAAAAATTGGCGCCAGCTATTTACAATCCGTCATATCCACTCATAAAAGCACTTACTAAAATGTTTCCTAATGGAATATCTAGGTATGCATTATCAATGTTGACTAACTTGCAGGTTCAGACTGCATTAAAAGACATGGAAGAATTAGGTTATTCGCAACACGTATTGCCTGTACAGGGGGAAAATAATCCAGACCTTGTGCAGTTTCAATTCCCAGCATTTACTAGAGTATTTGGACAAGAAGGTCGCATGGGTGATTACTACATGAATGACCTGATTACAAAAGAAGACAGGGCAGGTATGTCTGGTAAACAGTTTGAATTCCTTACTAGGAAGTATAAATATAACTATCCAAATGCAAGTTCGGTAGTTAAAAAGTTCGGTTTATCAGCATTGCTTTTTGGAATACCAGAGAGTGGTGGTTACGGCAAAGAACCTGCATGGGGTTCAGATAAGATGCGTGGCATTCCTGATGCAGCAGTACTACGCGAAAGTACGGTTAATCCGGATTACCTTGAAAAAATTAAGGAACGCCAGCCACAACCTAAGTTCAATGTTCCAAGTGACTTTATTACAGGAAGAATGGTTGACTAATGAGTAAACAACTATTTGTGGAAATAGCTCAAAAGTACATTGGCATAAAAGAAGATCCAATGGGAAGTAATTGCGGGCCTATGATTGATCGGTGGAACACATCGGTTAATGCACCACTAGGAAGCTATTGGTGTGCATCGTTTGTCAGTGGGGTTGCTTTGGAGTGGGAGTATAAATCTGGATTGGATTGGCCATTATGTTTCAGTGCAGACTGCGATGTCTGGTTGGCTGTAGCCAAGAAACATGGAGTGTTACATACGACACCAATGGCTGGTGATTTAGTCATCTTGGTTAAGACGTTAAATAATGGACGTCAAGATGCGTTTCACATAGGAATTGTTGAAGGGTTAGATGAAGATGGTGTTTGGAAATCCATTGAGGGAAACAGTAATAGTAATGGTAGTCGTAATGGATATGAAGTAGCCCACCGACCATTGTATGGAAGTCGCAATAAAAACGCTGTTCGTTTTATTCGACCGTGGTCAATGATTCAGGCTGGGCAAGATTGGAAGATTGTATATGGAGACAACCACATTGTTGCCTTATTGCAGAACGGAAAGACATACGCGCCTGTGCGTGACTTTGTTCGGCTTGTCGCCGGGGACAATGTTGTACTGGCTTGGGAAGACGGGCCAGTCCTCAATGGTGAGCAACTGGCCGTTCAGTGTATTTTACGAGATGGTAAATCGTATGCAGCAATCAGAGATATTGCTCGTAGCTTTGATCTTGATTGCATCGTCAATAGTGACCAAAAGAAAGTCTACTTAAAGAAAAAATCCTCCTGATTGAAATTCAGTAAACTTTGCGTACCGGGGTTCAAACTGTAATAGTGAGACCCCGGTTTTTCCATTCCTATTTTTAGCAGTAATGACTTCCGCCTTATCAGCTTCTTGCTCTTCATCGCCAGATTGCTTCTGCTCGTAATAGCCAGCTCGATATATAAATTGAATAACATCAGCATCCGATTCAATGTCTCCAGACTCTCTTAGGTCTGACATCATGGGTCGCTTGTCCTGTCGCTGCTCAACTGCCCTAGACAAACTAGATAAGGCAATCACGGGACACTTGTACTCACGAGCAATGTCTTTCAATCCACGGCTAATCACACCGATGTCACGAGTACGATTCTCTGACTTGTATGAACTTGGCATTGCTATCATCTGTAAGTAATCAACAACCACCAAGCCAACATGAAAAGATTTTTGTGCGTCCCTGATGGCATCTCTGATTCCTCCAAGGGTGACAGTTTTATCTGCGATAATCCTAACATTAAGTGTCTTAGCCTCCTGAGCTACGGTCTGTAGCTTATCCTTCTGATAGTTATTCAGTTTCTTTGTCTGTATAACTTGGCTATCCACTTCACTGTAGATTGAAAGCATACGTGCAGTTACCATGTCTTTCGACATCTCCGCGCTGATGATTAATACTCCTGTCCGTGTGTCTAGCGTACGCATAAATCGCGCTGCGTTCCAAGCATATTGTAACCCCAGGCTGGACTTACCCATAGATGGACGACCACCCAAGATGATTAACTCGCCATCTCTCCAGCCACCAGTAATTGAATCAACCTCTTCATAACCAGATCCAATAGAAAAGTCTGCTTTATCAACCTCTCTTGATAGAGCTTCTGAAGTTGTGTCCCAAATTAATTTAGATAAATCTTCAGATGCGTTTCCGGAATTGGTAAAGGAAACAGATTTATTTAAATCAGCTATGATCGAATCAATGTCATCATCCCCAATAGACGCCTTCTTACTTGCCAATTCGGATGAAAAGATAATCTCTCTACGACGGTGGTATTCAATCACCAGCTTTACGTAGCTTTCGTAGTTGGACGTACTTGGTAACAACTCAGCACATTGCATGATGTAGCCAAGTCCACCACAAGCCTCCAATGCGTTACGTTTTGTCAGTTCTTCATTTACGGTGACAATATCAATGTCTTGACCGGCTCCATCAATTGCTACGTATGCATCCCATATAAGGCTGTGTGACACCCTGTAGAACATACTCTTATTGATATGTGTAAGGTTCTTGAATAACCGCTTTCCACCAAGAAGAACAGATGCTATGAGCGATTGCTCACTCATAACATCTGAAGGGATTTCAATATTAAAGCCAACGCTTCTAAGATTTGGTTCTTTGTTCATTTATGTATTCCGTTAGTCTAACAATATGCACTTCATTAATAACATCTTGAAGTTGTTGCCCTTTGAGTGGTGGCTCAACCCTCCATGCTTTGTATCCACCAGTCTTCTTGAGTACTAGTACTACCGTTGGATGTAGGCTATTTGGGTCAGTGCCCTTTCTGATTCCTTCACTTATGTCGTGCGTAACCATATGCGGTTGTGCATCACCATACTTATCAATAGCAATGTAATTCAATACCTCTGATGGCGTAGGTCTAAACTTGCATCGCGTAAGGATGCGTTGTGCGCCACCCTTGATGTCTTCATCCTTCAGTCCGTTGATGGCTACTCTATATACAGTCTCACTAGTTTCATTCCATGGAATCGAACTAGGTAGTTGCGAAAGTATTGCTAGTAATTTATCCGTTGTTGTCATTGAACCAATCCTCAATCTTTGCTGTAGTCACAGGTTTCCCGTACGTTGGTGAAGCATATGTATCCCAGTGCTTCCATAGTGACCGAATAGTAATCATTTCTATTTGCCACTTCCTCTTCAATGTCTTAACTCGTTCGATTACATCGACTGGTGTTACACCAGCCTTGTGCATTTGCCAGATGATTAGTCTGCTGTTTTTCCAATCTTTGTCTGTTATGTTTTCTGCCACAAAAGGACCCCACCGCTCAACCATGAATGCTTGCATTAATGGAAAAGCAGGATCTTCCTCCTTGGCAACATCCTTTTGCGATTGCTTGACAGCCTGTACTTTCACATCATCTGTATGCTGTAATGAATCAGGAAACAACTTGTATCCATTACTTGTTGTTCTCCCATTAGGGGAAGTTCTAGCATTTATCTCAAGCAGCCTACAGTCGTTAATCTTCATTGCTGTTAAATGATGCAATGCACTTTTGACTGTTGTCTCAGATAAACCAGTGCACTCACACAGGCGCTTTATACTGGGCCAGCAATAGCCTTCATTGTCTACATGCATGACTAGTGCCATGAATGTAGAGAAGCCAGATGGTGTGAAACTTGCTATGTGATTTACAAGAAGCCTATCTATCTGTACAAAGCCAGACGATGACGCTCCAGACAAGCCAAACGACTTGCCGTTAAATACGGTAATCATGCTTTACCCTTAGTTGTTATATGGACATTCAGCACAGTATCTCTGTACTGGTTCATCGTCAGCATCTAATGCTGCGCTTAGTCTCTCAAGGCCTTGCCTGTAAGAGCTGACTATTTCAAGTGCTTTGTTAGCATCATCAACAGTCCATCCTTCAGGGATGGTTATTTGTTTCAATGGCTTTTTCTCTTCTTCTGGTTCGCCCTTAAGTTCTTTTTCAAAATCAGTTACTGATATGGCTCGTGCTTTTGCTGATTCTAATAGTTGTTTTTGTTGATCGGTGCCGACATGGGCAACAATCCTATGATGAGTCCAACTAAGACCAGCCACACGGTTATCAAGAGGAACATGACTAGCCACCCAGCTCCAGTTAGCAAGGCTTTGATAAGCACACCCAGTCGCATCCATTGCTTGTGCGTACTTCTCTCCATAACGTTTTTGTCCATAGTTTAATGCGTCGCCAATTGCAAATTGAAATGCTGTTGTAAGTTGTTGAAGTGTGGCCATAAGCCTAAGCCACTGGTCATATTCAATGTCATGATTAAACTGTAGCCCTACATCAGTTACGCTAACTGCGTCAGGAATACTACCAATATAAACTAATTCGTCACTCATTCTCTTTCCTTTATGGATACAAAAGGACCACGGTGTTGATGTCCGTGGCCCTTCATTTGGTAGTTGTGCTCCGTTGGATATTGGTACGGAGCATTGCAATCTTACTCTTCAGTATCGCTTGCTGTCAATGCTTTAATCGTAACATTTTCTGTAGTTTGAGAAATACAGAATAGGTCAGGATACTGATCAACAAGTGTGAGTTGAATCTCTTTAGATATTTTACTTTTGAGGATTCTATGCTCAGTTTTTACTGCATCAAGTGGAACAACCATAACTGCCTGCTCTTCATTTAAAACAGTAAATGATGGTGCAACTGTGCGGAAAGCAACTTGACCCCATGGACACTTCCAAGTCTTAGCCTTGCCAACCAATTGCTTTTCTGCAAAGTCTGCTATTTGCTCGCCGTAACGACTTTTAAGCCATTGAACCTTACGTTCTTTATCTTTAACCATTTGTTTGTAACGATCAACTACAGACTGCATAGCCAGCTGCTCTGCTTTAAGTTCTGTCTCGTACTTAAGCAAGCGCTGCATAGCAAGAAGCACATCGTCCTCTGATGCCAGTTCCTCACCAAGCCAACCGTCAACTGGACCGGCATATTCGCCGGTCTCAATCTCGTAGTAACTATCGCCAATAATGTCAAACTTACTTCTATCCATTTTATTCCTCCTCTGCCAAGAACACCGACTCTGCTTCTTCCGGTGTATTGAATCCCATTAGTACTTCTACGACTAAACGTAGATTGTGATCGCTTGTGTCTGTATGTCCAGCCAGTTTAGCAAACACACGTTTCATATCTGATGGCGTAATGCCAGCTCCCCATATACGCTTACACTCAAAGGCAAACTGCTTACCCGGTGTAAGAGCAGGGGTCTTAGTTGGTTGTGGTGCGTCTACAATACGCATGTCACCAGCTGGTGTAATAGGTTCCTCTAACTCTTGCGCAAACAGTGTGCCGTACCCACACAAGGCCAATGCTCGTCCAATGGCGCCCGTTTCTGCCTTCTCTCGGTAATCAGCAAAATGCTTCTCATGCTCTGTCTTGTGGGCAGTTGCAAGAATTATGTGATTCCGATCACATATTTCTGCATGAAACGTACAGTAGTCAGCACCGGATAAATCCGGTACTGCTTTTGTTACGATGCTCCAGTCTGGATGCTCTTCTCGGAACCATGCAATACGTGCAGCAACAGGCAAGTATTGCTTGCCTTTTAGATTAATAAAGTGATCTCTTGGGTTAAACGACATTATTCTTCTCCTCTTTCTATGCGTTGAGTTTTGGATAGCCTCATCGCGTCTGTAATATTCCACTCGATACCTCGACAAGATAACCAGTCGTGTTGCTTGTTGATATCTTTGAGTGTTGTACCAATCATGGTGTAGTCAGAAATGTCATCAGGGTATATGCCAATGACATCTGTCATTGCAGTGCGTAACCTATCTGGCACCGTGTCGGCTAGTATAAAATCACGATCTTGTACTATATCTCCTGTCTTATTTGATTTGTAATACAGCCAGATCATGTGTTCATTGGGGTACAAGCTGTATGTTGGCAGCATTAATGGTGTGATGATTGGTCTTCCATTGTGCGCAAATGCTAGTAGTTTTTCTCCATCAATTGAAACACATCGAAACCGTGTAAATATATCAGCAGGTGATACGTCTGTAATGACATACTTATGTTTGTCCATCTCGTGTTTTATTGCATACTGCTCTGCATTCCATAGTGATGTGAATGTGAGGAGGTAGGTGAATTCACCATTACGTGACATGTAGCAGTCAAATAAATCCTTGTCATATGCATCTGCTTCTGCTGTTCGTACCAGTACATATAGTTTTTCGTATGCTTCCGTAATCACATCACAGTCGTGATTATCTAATGTAAAATCCCAATCCATTAAGTTATCCAAGTCACTTTCTTCAGTTTTGAATCCAAATTAAATATGTCATCTATCTTCATTACCGCAACTACTACGTCGTCTAGGCTTCTACATATAGTAGTTAAATTGCTATCAGCTAGTTCTTGTTGTTTTTCTCTTACTGCTCCTTTCTCTGTTTTAAGTTCAATGCCGAGGGCAGTCTTATACCATTGCTTGTGATGTATGTATAGATCTGGCGCACCAAGCGTGTTGCCTTGCCA